TCGATGATTAGTGCTTCGTTACCACTGTTACGCAACCAGTCGAGGCCAAGCTCCTTGTCGAGCATGCTGCAACTCCAGCGGTTAGACAGCGAAACGCGACCCACACCCTCGATTGTCAAGGTTTTGATGCCGCGTCCCCTTAGCGCCTCTGGAATCTTCTCGTAGCTTAGATTTTTCTCAATCCCGTCTAGTGCTTCGCGGGCTTCCTTGATCCTGCTGGTAATGTCACGTAACTTCGCGTAGTGCTTGATGATTTCGATGTGGTCTTGGGAACTTACCACTTCGTTGGTTTCACGACGGATGTCTTCCGTGATCTTAACCACGTAATTGCAGACACGTTCTGCGTCCACTTGTGTTTGCGGTGTCATTCGTTGCTCCTTTGTATGCTGGCAGACCAGCCCCCGAGTGTATCACACGGAGGCTGGTCTGTCAAGGGAGCCTTACTGCCTAGAACGCGGCAGCGGTGGCTTCCTCCTTCGCTGCCTTGGCCGCACCGGAGAGGGTGGGCTTCGGGAGGGAGATGGCGGTCTCTTCGCCGTTGAGAGCCTTGAGAGAGCCGTTCTTCCTAGCGAAGGTGGCGAGCATGTTGCGGAGGGTCATTCGTGCGCGACCCTGCGCTCCGTGGCGCTTATCGGCGACCTGTTGCTCGTAATGAGCAACCTTGTCCTCCGGGAGGCCGTTGGCGCGGCACAGATCGAAGAACGCGGGGAACGAGAACCCCTCCTTCGCCCCGGCCTGAGCCTTGATGAACTCCGCGAGAGCGTCGGAACCGCCGTTCTTGTATCGGCCCGCGTACTTCGCCGGTACGATGGACTTGGTGGTCTTTTCGGTAACCTCGTCGGTCTCCTCGACCTCGGGGGCATCTTCAGTCTTGGGCTTACGTGCCATGTCGTGTTCTCCTTCTAATTAGTACGACTAGACATCCTAGCACGGCGTCGGTACGCTGTCAAGTGGCCTTCTACTAGGACAGGTTCTGGGCCGAAGCTACGTTCACATTCTTGCCACACACGGGGCAGATGATCCACTTAATATCCACGCCCTCCACTACCTCGTTTCCCTGGAATCGCAGCACCGATAAGCAAAATTTGCACTCCACCTTCATAAAGCGTTGCTCATAAGGAACGCCTTTCTTGATGATCTCTATCATCAGATTCTCCTAAACAGATTCTTGTTGAGGCCCTTATATCCTTTCGGCGCGGCGATCGTCGTATCGTTATCGCCCATATCTTCCTCGGTGAATTGAAATCTAGGCTCCATAGTCACCGAAATAGCACGGCCAAACGCCTCTGTAAGGGTACCTATCTTGTACTTAAAGCGCAGCATGTTGCGGCTATTTTCTATGTATGGTTCGATGACCCCCGCGTCCTTAAACTCGGTCAGCACCCGGCTGCCTTGAACAGGGAGCATGCCGATCTCCTTGCACACTTCGCTGACCTTTTTATTTAGGTCCCCCGGAGCGAACGGCATAGAGATGTCGCAATCCTCTACGATCCGGCCTTCTTCGATGATGTACTTGGCTACCTTGCGCGCCCACGACATGTTGGAAGATATGATGTCATTATCGGCGGACGAGGAGAACTTAGTATCTTCGATGACGTGGCGGTCTACTTCCAGCGTTGAGAAGATGTGCATATAATGCTCGCGCACATCCTTCCGATTGAGAAGATCCTGGTACTCGTCGAAGAAGGGCTTGAGGGTCACCGTCCACTGCCGAAAATCAGTGGAGGACATGTTGAGGTGGTCCTTGTCATATGCCTTTATGTAGAATAGGGCGCGATCTTGAATATTAGCCTGCCCCAAGTTCATATCAAAGTGGTTGCTTGCGAAGATAACCCTTGAGAATATGCGATAGTTTCTTGCGGATTGGAACTTCTCTGCGCCGCCAATATTCACGTTGCGGATCAGTTTCTTGATCTCTTCGGTGCTCGCTTCGGAGTGAAACTTTGCTTCGTCTATAAAGACACACATCTTCCCGATGAACGGCTCTATCGCAAAGGCACCTTCTAGCAGCTTCGGCGAGGCCGTCCCCCACAAGCTTTGCATAATCATCCTCAGAAAGGTGTTCCCGAAGAACGACTTCCCAACACCTTGCCCACCGACAATAACTGGGGCAATCTGTTGTTTGTCCCCCGGATGCTGTATCGTCCACGCTATCCATTTCTTCAACCATTCTGCTTGTTGCTGGTTATCTCTTGTTAAGTAGTGCAGCAGCCGGTCAAGGTATCGATTACACGTCTCTAATGTGTCGGGGTTGGGGGGAACGGCAATGGCGATTGGCCATCCTTTCCAGGTGTTGAAGGCTGTGTTAGTAGTTCCTTCAGATTCATCATCGTCACTAATTTGCTCACCAATTCGATCAATCCGGAAGATTCCACCAGGTCGGAGGTCTGGGTATAAGTCTCTAGTATTAACTCGTTTTCGGATAGTTGAAATTTCAAATAGTTTGAATGCTGGGCGGAGCTTCCCTCCAACGCGGACAAAGTCTCCTCGGTGTCTTCGATCCAACTCATTACCTGAGTGCGCAAACGAACCAAATGCTTGGAATCGCTCGCGATCGATATAGAGATCGTCAGTTTCGTCATAGATGTACCTTTCAGCGAGTTTGGTTAAGATCGAAACATCAGCACCCGGCATCAACACTGCCCGCAGAGCGTTGACCACTTCATCACCGAATAGCTGGGCCATCGTTGGCCAGCCGGGGATCTTCGCGTCGGGATTACGTGCTAACTTCTGGCAGGCGTCGCGGTAGGTTCGCACCCTCATGTAGACTTCAGGGTCTTCCATGTAACGGCAGATGAACTCTAGCATGCTTTCGGCGATCTGGTCCGAATCAATGGGGCAGAACACGTCGTCTGCGATAGCTTCGTGGTTGTTCAACCCCTGCGAGTCCTGAACAACGCGCGCCAACCATCCGCTAACTTTCATCGCGACGGACTGCCTTGAGCCTTCCACCCACTGCGACTTGAGCAAATAGAGCGCCGTCCCGAAGGCTATGGCACGGATAAGGGAGTTAAACTCCGTCTTTCGGGGAGTAGTTACAGCAATGTCAGCAATATTATGAGCAACAGAACCACCACGATACCACACCGAAAGATCATAATTTGAAGGACTGTCTTTGCGAACATAAACTGACCCCGGCATAACCGTCTGCTTAGCTTCGCGGGCCACGTTAGCTTTCGATGTGTCAGTGGCGAACGACCGCAGCTCGACTTTGTGCTTAGCCCCTTGGATTGTAAATGGGTTGGGTTCAAATGATTTAAGTTGGTTAAAGTTGGTGGCCTCTATTTCGCCGAGCTGGACGAGGATGTGGGAGGGAACGCCCACCGAAGAACGGCCAAACTGAAACCGTGTGTCCACCTTGAGGTGATCCATTGCAGCCACAATACATCGGTTATAATCGACATTCCCAGCGTCGATGTCGATGTCAACCCATCCGAACTGTAGATTGAATCCCACATTGAGGAGGCGTTTGTCGGGGTCATCGATCCAGCTTTGGAGGTTAGTGTCGCGCGGCCCCTTGGTGAACCAATCGTCTTCATAAGGATTCTTTCCACTCGGTTTGAGAAATACAGCCCCAACTTGAATGAAGTTAGTATTTACTATGTTGGTGATTGCGCGTTGTTCTAGCAGGAGTCTCTCGTCGGCGGACCCAAGGCTGAATCCACCCGCAATTGGCTGCAACATCATTTGCTCCACTGCTAGAAGATCAGTATAGCACGGCTGGGGGCAGCTGTCAAGTTGGATGTTGAATCAAATGCTTCCTGCGGTCAGGCGTAGCGTGGTATGCTTCCCTGCTATAGCAGCACCGGCCGGTTATACGCACGGCCAGGCGTATACTACGCGACTAATTTGCGTACGGCCCCGGCGGGCAGTAGGCCCCTGCGCCGCGCAGGCACGCCGAAGGTAGAAGCCAACTTGACACGCGCCCCGCGCTGTGCTATAATTGCGTGGTCAAGGAAGGAGTTTTTCATGACAAACCTAAAGGAAGTAGCTCCAGAAGTAATGCTGGAGATGGTGAATCGATCTCGACTATGGAATGGATACCCCCCGCTTCGATACTTGGGAGAGCGCGATTCTCGGGCCGTAGCGAAGTTGTCTAGGCACGAGCAGTGCGAAATCAAGGCGTTTTGTTTGTGTGGCGTTCCTAGGCACACCATTTCGGCAGTGTTCGATGTCACTGATCTCACCGTTACGCGTATCAATAACGCGACTGCAAAAAAGTACCCGCACGTGTTTATAGAAGTAATGTCTTTCAACACCAAGCGGGAATTCTGCGCGAACTACATCACCGAAGAGAATGAAAGAAAAATCATCAATCTTTTTCCTCAATACGCGAGGCCGAATGACTGACCCTCTATTCGATAAGGGCAATAATCCTCACTTTATTTTGTGCTCTCGTATCTGTAACGAGACGTCAAGTGAATATGTAAAGCGTAGAGCTGATGAGTACACACAACTAACGAATACACACCCTGGATTCCAGCTAGATCACGAAACTATGAAAGGTGGAACACTGGTGTGGTGGGAAGGTAAGCACATTGGCTACTTCTCCGACCACGGAATGATCACCGAAAAGAAGAACCCAAAGAACGTTAGGAGACGGTAGGAGCGTCCCTCCCCCTTTCATTGCGGCGGAAAGGGGGAGGGACGTAGCCGGGGGAGAAGAGACGAATACCCCGGCTAAAGCTTCATTATTAACTCACCAAGATCATTGACTCTTTCGATGGCGATGGCTTCGGCGTCGTTGGATGTTTCATCTTCACCCTCTACGCCGTCTTCTGCTTCCAACTCGAGGGCTTCCACCATCGCTTCGATGTGGTCGCTATCCTCGACGAAAAACTCCCACGCGGCCTTTAGCGTTAAAACTTGGTCTTCAGTCAGTTCCAGTGTAGCCATTCGGTGACACTCCTCTGTGAGCCGGTAGTATACCACACCGCGACCTCGCTGTCAAGTCCTACTTCCCATTTGAGAACCAGAAACACGAAGGCTACCTTGACGGAGCGCGCGTGGCGTGGTATGATGCGTGGTCGGCATAGGAGACAGCGAATGATGATTGGGGACATAAGGGTGATAAGAGGCAAGTACGACACAGTGTTTGTGTCGCGCCGGTCCTTTGTAAGTGGGAAGCTCCACACGATGAGTCTTGCAGTGGATCACACCCATTTGGTGGGCTGGTTGCAAGATCGTGCAAGTGGGATGCACACGAAGCTGATACAGGAGGAGTTCCCACACCTCAACGACGAAGAGCGTGAATTCCTGTTGACAGGAATAACCGGCCAGGAATGGGTGGCAACATTCCCACCCGAAGAAGACGACCCTGCAGAAACGGAGAGCGAAAATGGGTAAGAGACTCGACGCACTGGTCCCACGGGACAAACACAACGAACCCGGCACGTGGTTCCACAAGATCGGCCACGCGTGGGTGAATGATAAGGGAACGATCACGGTCTACCTCGATTCCCTCCCCATCCCTGACCACAAGGATGGGCAAGTACGGTTCCTTCTGCTGGAGCCACTACCGCCGAAACAGGTAGCCCCGAATGGACCAAGCATAGACACTTCGCAGAGCTATGCTGAAGCATTGAACGATCGTGTCAAGTATTGACGTGCGCATAGAGAAGTTGCTGGCGCTAGCCAGCAACAACTCTAACCCGAACGAAACGTTAGCGGCACTAGACAAGGCATGGGAACTGATACAGAAGCGCCCGCCGACGCCAAAACCCCGCGACTTCATGTACAGGCTTGGTCGCTACATAAGGAGAGCAACATGGCAGAGATGCTGGGCCACGATATCACTTTTACTGACCCGGATGGTATAGATTGGCCGGGTCAGGCAATGCGTTGCAGTGAGTGCAAGAGCTTTACCTTCCACGTGCTGTTTTACGAGAACCTCACCCACCCCCATTTCGAATGCGCAGAGTGTAAGACGGTTTACTGTGGCACATTCGATGGTTCAAGCTGCGAAAGGCTACACTAATGAAACTCGACCCCGAAATTACACCACCCGAGCCGTTTATACTCTCGGTAGAACCCTGTAAGGGTGAGACGTATAAGCACGGTTATCACCTTGGCACCGACGAAAAGGTGGCCAAGGAATTTGCCCAAGAGGTGTTCAAACGAGTAAACACCGAAACGGGCTGCTATACAGTTGCGCTGATGCGGAACGGCAGAATTTTTGACGTTTTCGATGGGCGCGACTGGATAAATGATGGAGATTACTGATGCCATATGAGGATCTTATCGGCCAGATCAAGGCGATGAAGTTCGCCCCGGCTGGCAAATATACCGCAAAGTTGGACTTCGATCAGCGCTGCGAGGTGCTTGCCCTGTATCGAAGCGGGGTGGGCAGAAGCGTTCTGGCCGAAGCCTATGGGTTAGATCGGCGAACGGTCACACACATCTACAACCCGGCTTCCCCACATTACAAGGCAGTGCGCGAAGAGGAGAGAAGACTCGGCACCGGCGAATTTATCAAACAATATATTACCGAAAACGCCGTCAGTAAACTTAAGAAGATCTTGAAGACGGTGGACGTGGTTCCCGATCGCCCACTAGGGCCAAGAGGTAAACGTAATGCATCGAGGCATGCTGGAATCCACGAAGTGAAGACAAGCGCAACAGACTATGCTCACCGAATTCAGATCGGCTGGTGCGAAGACAATCTTGACAACGCTGGCGCGGGGTGGTACTATCGGGATGCAGACGGCCCGCACCCCGAAACCTGGGTGCACAACGGAGACGATTCCCGCGTGACAAGCACCGCCTGCCTCGAAGCAGTGAAGGAGAACTTAGTTGACATATAGAGGAGCATCGAAATGGGCTACGTCCAAGCTCTCGGACATTGCATACTATGTCAGAGTGTGTTCTCGTTTAATCCGGTTCACGTACCGAGTTTACGTGTGGCTGGAAAAAGGGAGCCGATCTGTTTAGCATGCATCACGAGCAAGGTGAACCCGTTTCGTGAGAGCAAGGGGCTGGAGCCAGTGGTTCCACGCCCCGACGCTTACGAAGCGATCCCCGAAGAGGAACTAAGCGAATCAACGGAGAAGCATTGATGAACATGAATGATCAGCTCAACGTGTTCTACTGGCTCAAGGAGCGTGGCGAACGCCTTGTGCTTGAAGCCAAAGCCATCGAAATGGCAACAGTAACGCACGAGTCCTTCGCCAGAGAGTGTGAAGCGCATGGAAAGGCGCTGGCTATGTTCGAGCTGGCACGGGACGTGCTGAGCTTCGAGTGGGTGGGCGAACTGGAGGAGGCAGCTGAGAAACGCCGAATAGCCAACCATGAATACGACATGCGAACTGCCGTGGGAAAGGGGATTGACAGCTGAGCCGGGGTGTGGTACAATCGGCGGGTTGGGGGAGCGCCCCCAACCCCAAAATGGAGAGAGACAATGGCACGTAAGAAGAAGAAGACGGTCCCGATAAGCGGGGCCGAGGCCCACGCGCAGGGATTCACCGCTGCTGACTGCCCCTTCGATGAGGAGGAGCAGTTCGTAGAGTTCACGCAGTGGAACGAAGAGTGGGACGAGGCGGCTGATAAGGCCGACCAAGCCGAGAACCGCCGAATCGGCGAGATAGGGGTGGAGCCCGAAGAGGACGTCGAAGAGGACGAGCCCGAGGAAAAGTCGGTCGTGAAGGCGGAGTACCGTGCGAGGTACGCCGAAAATGGGACCCCTAACACCTGCAACGACGAACTGGCACAGCTGCTCAACAATCTCTGCCTGACCAAGGCGGGAATCGACATGCCACGCTTCGAGGCGATCTGCTTCGCCAATGGCGTAGACCTGAGCAAGTACAACAGGACGACGAACGGCTGGCAGGGGAGGCTGCGAATGACAGGCCGAAACATCCTGGCCGGTCGGGTCTTCGCTGCTGGCGGGCTGGTTCTCACCCCCATCGAAGGGGCCGAGCCTTCGTACCAGATGGGAAGCGAGTGGATGGCTTCCCGGCGCAAGGTGAAGGTGGCGGCGTGAAGAAGCAAGCCCCACCGAAAAAGACCAAGGCGGAGCTGACGAAGGAGGCGCGCATCCTCCTTCGTCTTAATTACTCCCACCCCGACGAAGCGGTGGACTTCCTTCTCGCCTACTTCCATGGGTGGGACTTGGAGGAGATCATTCGTCACCTTCGGATGCCCTGGCAAAAGATGGACAAATAAATACAGAACGGCCCCGGGCGCAAACCCGGGGCCGTTCTGTATTTATACGCTAGCTATTTTTGTCCCACCCTTTCCATCAGTTCCGCACCGGCCTTGATCTTTTCGAGCGTTTCGGCGGGGTGGTATTCGTCATCCCCTTCCTCACCAGCGAAAGGATCATGCGGCCATTCCTCGTGGGGCCGGTCGTAAGGCTCCCAAGCCGTGATCCAGTTCCCCTCGTCTTGCGCGTCGCACCTTCCGTACTCTTCGAGTGCCCAGTTCAGATCAGCTTCGTCGATGCCCAAGTAATTTGCGCACTCTTCGCTGCTGTCGAAGTCGTTGCGGCTTAGGAAGGTTCCGTCGTTCGTGAATCTTACTGTCCTTAACATGTCTCTTCTCCATTTGGACTCTTCAGCACGGGCGTAACCCGTGGAGCCCCGCCGAAACGGGGCTTTCGTCCTTAGTCTGGGAAGGCGGCTAAGTGCGCCTCTTCTAACTTTTGTATCTCCTTCAGGTAGTGTTCGACGCCCCAAAGGATTGCCGCTTCGCGCGTCTTGTGTCCCGCCGCGCGAAGCTGCTTTTCGTCCGCCCGCCGAAACTGGCGGAGGTACTGGAAGCCCACCTCGCGGATTCGGTTTTTTCGGTCGTTCAGTATTTCGACTGCGCGTTTCTCGTCTTCAGTCATTACTCATCTCCTTCGGGGTTGTACAGGGCTTCGATTTTTGCGAATTCTTCATATGGTTCGTCCGGGTAGTTCCCGTAGGTTCCGCCCAGCTTCTCTAGTAATTCCTCCATTCCGCCCTCGTCGTGGTTTACGAGGTTGAGAAACAGCCAGTGAAGGTCGTCGCCGTCTTGCGCCCGCTCCCAGAAGTCGTGAGCAGCGAGAACCAGTCGCTTCTTGGCCTTGTCGAGTTCGGTCATGTTCTCTACTCCTTGTAGTCTTTTAGCCGGTCCTGCAGCTTCTCGCGCAGTTCATCCAATTTTGCGATTTGCAACGCCGTTTCGACGCGCTCTTCCTGGTTCTGGAATTCGCGCATTTGCGTTGCGAGTTCGTTGGCTTCGTTGGTGAGAAGCTGGACGCAAATCCAGAGTTCTTCCTCGTTCATAGTTACTCTCCTTTGTAGTGTGGTTACGCTACGTTCACCCATTCGCCGGCGCGACTTACTGCCCATTCGCCGTCCGCCGAGAAGACCGCCCAAAAAGGGCCATCTTCGTCAGGTTCCTGCATTCCCTGGTTTAGATTGATTCGCACCACTTCGCCTTGGTGATCTTCGACATCGTTGGCCTTTTCGAGGGCGTGTTCGGCTTCGTAGGCTGAACTGAAGCTAAAGTCGAGAACGTCTTGCATTTTGCGTGTCCTTGTGTGGTTGGGCCGCATTTGCGCGGCCCTCGTTGCTTACTTGGGGTATTCGATGTATGCGAACGGGGTGGAATTCGCCGCGCGGGGTACAGCGAAAAGATAGGCCCCACGAAGGGCCGGCTCTTCGGTCCATTTGGCGCCCAGGTCTTCCAGCCCTTGCAGCATTCGATCGATTCGATCCTTGTACTGCTTGGGCTGTTCGCCTGCGATTCTCGTCTCGAAGTATTCCATGTCTCTTCTCCTTTAGGATCGCCGAAAACCACCGGGGCGGCGGGCCGACACGGGGATTGTAGCACGGCGCGGGGCTCCCGTCAAGGGGGTTTTCTTAGGGGCACAGCGAAAAGGCAGGATAAGTCAACTTGACAAAGGGCTCGGGGCATGTTAAAATGTAGGGCTAGGCAAAAGGAGACAGCGAAAATGATAACTTTAAATGAAACAGCAATCAAAAAAAGAGAGCGTAAGGCCCAAATGAAGAAGCTTAATAAGTGGATCCAGGAGCAAAACAGCGGATATTGTTACTGTGGTTCGGGGTGTATAGCTATAAAAATCGAAAGGGAGGACGGAGGACTTGTGTGGGGCTGCTCTGCTTGCCGCGCAGCGAAGATGACTACGGACCTCTGATACCTCCATACCCCTATCATACATACTTCTCGGACGTACCTCCTTTGATTTTTTCTTTTAAATTCCGCGTGCGCGAGGCAGGGGGTAAAACATTGTACTCCGTCCCCCCGGCGCCGGCTGACGAGAAGTGATCAAGTGTAGTATAAGGGTACGTGTAGAACCCTGGTACTCAAGCATACAGGTCCTTAACGCCCTTCGCTGCGCCGTATAAGGTCGAAGTTTTTAAGGTCCTGCTCTTCGTTGAGCGTGGCAAATCGCCCAAGTCCGCCTCTTCGCTGATCCCGCGAAGTGCTTCGGGTCGCGCTTTTCGTCGGTTTCATGAAGTCCTTCGCGGATATGGCGAAGCCTTTCTCGGCTTTCATGAAAGCGCCGAGGCATTTCGCCAATTTCGTTTGTTCACAGGCATAGTTCGCCGCCCCGCGCCCGTGGGCGAAGAGCAGAAGGATTTCGTAATGAGAGAGGACGCGCCCCGCTTTCGCAGGGCGCGTTTCGCTAGTGGCCGTGCTTCGCGATGCGCTTGCGAAGCCGTTCGAGCTGGGTTTCGTCTAGATGGTCTAGAACGAATTCGATGGCTTCATAGGGTGTGACGAAGATCGTCCAAACGATTCCCATCGCGTCCATCGGGTTCTTGAATTTCGCACGCAGCTCGGTTTCGACCGTTTCTTTGAGGTCCATTTCTCTTCTCCTTGTTGGGGGTGGCGGGGCGCTTGCGCGCCCCGCTCGTTTTCGTTAGGAGCTGTACTTCGCCAGCCACTCGGCGGTGGGGACGATCTCCTCCCCGTCCGCGAGGCGGATGAAGCCGACCTCGGCCACCTCGCGCCGGAGCCAGATTCCGGCGGTCATCCGGTACCGGCCCTCCCAGCCCTTGCTCCGGTTCGGCCACTCGCCCTCGGGGTCCTCCATGCCGTTCGCCTGCAGGATCGCCGTGAGCTTCGCCGGGTCGCACTTGCCCTTCTTGTCCAGCGTCTCCGCTGCGAGAACCTGCGCGAGCCAGTCCCACGTGCTCCGCTTCGCGGCCTTGCTCCGGTGCCCGTTCGCCCTCGCGCGGTCCTTGTACCGCGTCTTGTACTTGCTCGGTACCACGGACGCGGGGAGCTTCTCCTGCTCCTCAATCTCCGCGTCGTCGATCGCCTCCTGCTCGGGGCTCTCCGGCTCGTACACAACCAGCGCGCGGGTCTCGGTCTCTGCCACAACCAGAGCGGGTGCGCTGGTCGTCTCGTTCTGCGGCTGAGCCGCGGTCTGCTTCTTCGACATTTCCGTCTTCTCCCGGTCAGGGCCGAGGGCGCCTGCCCTCGTCCTCCCCGACCGTACGCGCATTGTACCACGAGGCAGAGCCGTGCGCAAGCGCGCGGGAGTTGTGCGCGATGCGGCGGGGCGCCGCAGTATCGGAGGTTGTAGGCGCGTTGTTTTGCAACTCCCCCCGACCTCCGGTCGCGCTCGCGCGACCGGAGGGGGCCCCGTTCGAATTTATATGAATCGCGGCTGCGTATGTCTATATTCGCAACTTCCCCGCGCGTGCGCCCGCGCGCGCAAGTAAAAGTGGAGCACCTCCCGGTTGTAGAATCCGTGTACACACAACTTATAGTAGGTTGACGCGTATAGGGAGTACTGCTTTACTAGTCCTATACTTTCGGTGAAGAGGAGAGCCAAAATGGTTGGAACCGTGGACGTACAAGCGACCGTGAAATCAACCCGCCCCGTAGTGGAGTTGGGTCCCCCCATTTCGGAGGACCCTGTTGAGAACCTCGATATCGAGAAGCAGCGCAGCCTCAAGGCTGGAATCCCGAAGACAAAAACCGGGGGCGCAGTCCAGACCCAGACGGGGATCTGGTACGTAAATCTCGATCCTGAAGGTAATCCGGTTGGCCCCATTTCGGCGACTCCCCCGGAAGATCCCTTGCAGCCTTTCATTACAGTCACCAACAGCGACAAAGTGGATCCCGACGAATTAACGACATCCTCTGGGGCGCCGCTGACTAACCAGATGAACCCCGAGCATTCATTCTATGACGCTGGGATGGCCGCGAGGAATCCCAGACCGCCCCCGGCTCTCGACGTTCGGACCGGGGCCATTCGGCGTTCCCCGGTGACGGCCGACGCAGGATATGGACAGAAAGCTGTTGATTCGAAGACAGCCGAATCCGAGGCGGAGAGAAAAAGAAAAGAAGACCAGCGGACCAAAGACGCCGAGGCAGCCACGAAGGCCGCCAAGCGGGCGTAGGTCTATACATTTTGGTGTTTTGTGATGGAATTCCCCTCGGACCTTCTGCCTCTCCCGACTGCCCCATATTCGGAGAGGCCGACACAGCTTCCTCTCGACGCCGAGGAATGCCGGACGGCACTGTGGATGGTTCGGGGGAACATCACGGAGGCAGCGAAGCTGATTAAGGTGACACCGAGTCGGCTCCGCTCCTTCGTGGTGAAAAGTCCATACCTTTCGGCGGAGATGCAAGAGGCTAAGGAACAGCTCGTCGATATAGCGGAAGATGTGGTTTTCGACGCCCTTACGGACGAAGAAGATAAGGGCCGGAAAGACACGATGGCGCGGTATGTATTATCCAGCCAAGGGAAGCCTCGGGGATGGGGAACAGCCCAGGCTGGTATTTCGGTGAAGAATTCCCATGGGGGTACGATAATCGTACAATGGGCGGATGGAACGTCATTCGGCGAGCAGGAAGCTGAGCCCGATTCCCCGACTGTCATCGAGCATGAGGACAAGGTAGCCTGATGGCTTTCGCTGAGGTGCTCGAAGCACCTCCCAATATTGTCACAATCCCGTATGTGCAGCGAGAGCACTTTAAGCCGCTTCATGCTTCAAAAAAGAGATGGAAGTTCGTCGTCGCGCACAGACGAGCCGGAAAGACTGTCGCGCTATGTAACGAGATCATTCGGCGAGCCCTCGAGAATAAACGGCCATTCCCACCACCCCGCTACGCCTACATCGGGCCGTCATTCGCCCAGGCGAAAGATCTGGTTTGGGGGTATTGTAAACATTATACAGGGGTGCTGCCTTCGGTGAAGGTGGTTGAAGGGGACCTCCAGATCATCCTGCCGAATAAGGCGATGATCAATTTATATGGCGGAGCGGCTGCTTACGAACGGATGAGGGGCCTCTATTTCGATGGCGTCGTCGCCGATGAGTACCCTCTCTTGAACCCTAGCATGTTAGGCAGCGTCGTCCGTCCCTGCTTGGCAGATTATCAAGGATGGGCAGTCATTTCTGGTACGTCGAACGGGGACGACCACTTCCATGAGCTTAAGAAGCGCGCCGAAGTCGAATCAGAACAGTGGGACGTATTCTCAATCCCCATCACCGAGACCGAAGGAGCCATAGCGCCCGACGAAGTGGCCGAGATGCGGAAGGACATGACATCCGACGAGTTCGCTCGCGAGATGATGTGCTCCTTCGACGCTCCGATAGAGGGGTCATATTTCGGTGAGGTGCTTAACGATATCTCTCTGGCGGGGCAGATTACGGGGGTCCCGTACGACCCCGCAGCGCCAGTGTTCACGTGGTGGGATCTCGGCATCGACGACGAGATGGCCATCTGGTTCATGCAGCGCGTCGGGCGGGAATACCACGCCGTGGACTATCTTGCCAATACGGGCAAGGGTCTCGAATGGTACGCGACGCAGATTAAGGCCAAGCCATACTTCTACGCGGTACACGTTCTACCACCCGATATTATGGCGCGGGAACTCGGTACCGGAAAAAGCCGGTATGAGGTACTTATGGCGTTGCTGGGAAGTGTATTCGTTAGTCCCGGACATTCGGTGGAGGACGGAATCACCGCCGCACGCAGCGTGATACGTCAGACATGGTTCGACAAAGTTCGGTGTGACGGTGGCCTGTCTTCGCTGAAGAATTACCACAAATCTAAGACGGGCAAGCCAGTGCACAACTGGGCGTCACATGCCTCCGACGCATTTCGAATTGGCGCGATAGCCCTCAACCATATGTCTTCATATCTCGGCGCGAATTCTAATGTGATTCCGATGAACGGGCCGCTGCGTAGGCACCTCAAAAGGATGGCGCGATGAATGTCATAACGCCTCCGAGGGGGTACAACAAACCCACCGAGCGCATGTTCACCAACAGCGGTGTTGGCGGAATGGGCTCTGGCCTTTCGGCGATCGACGAGAATGCCGAAAACTATGGGTATGTGGTTCGGAGCCTCATCGATGACGCCCAGAGCTTCGAGGAAGGGACTCTCTCTCCGGACCGTGAGGAGAATCTAGAATATTTCTATGGAGAGATACCTGCGAAAGAGGGGGAAGGAACTTCGACGGCGGTCTCGACTGATTTTCGAGACACTGTTATGGCGATACTTCCATCCCTCATACGAATATTCACATCGGCGGAACACGTTGTCAACTGCCAGCCGAATTACGAGGGGCAGGAAGACGCCGCGAAGCAATGTACGGAATATCTCCAATACGTATTCTGGGAAGACAACCCGGGTTTCTTAATTCTCCACGACATCATGAAGGACGCCCTTCGGTGTAAGATCGGCGTTGTGAAATGGTGGAGTGAGACGAGCGAAGAAGTGACAGAGCAGCTCTATCAGCATATTGATGAAGAGCAGCTCAAGATGCTTTCCTTTGAAAATCCAACGTTGGAAGTAGTTGAGCAGGTCCCGTTGGATAATATGGGAGGCCCTTCGGCGGGAATACCTCCTCCAGAGGGCTCGCTGTCACCTCCTCCGGAGCCAATGCCTTCACCGGAGGGTCTCCCACCAGAACCAGGAACAGAAGACATTAACCCATTGGCGGCTATGGCTCCTCCTCCCGGAGCTATGGGCGGTTTACCTCCCGAGGCAGGTGGAATGCCTCCTGAGATGGGCGGCATCATCGAAGGCATGCCGCCACCCGCCCCACAGATGTTCAAGGAGGTGCGGGTCCGCTTCGTAAAATCGGCACCTCGAATCAAGATAGAGTCCGTCCCTCTCGATGAATTTCGGATCGACCGCCGCGCTAAGAACGTGGAATCGGCTATCCTCGTCGGGCACGATCGAATCACACAGGTCGGGGAACTGATCGCCGCTGGTTACAGCCGCGAAGAGCTTGAGCCGCATCTTGGGGCTACCTCTACCTATTCGGTGGATCGCCAGTTCCGAAATGAGGGCATCGACGAGGCCAATGTTCAGGACAATCTTGATATTAGGTATGGGTGTTACTATATACGTATTGATAAGGACGGTGATGGCATACCTGAATTACGTGAAATCCACACGGTCGGGGATAACCACGACATCATCCATGATGAGATGGTACAATACGTTAATTACGCTGTGTGGTGTCCTGATCCTGAGCCTCATACTCTTATCGGGGATACCCCCGCCGAACTAGTTAAGGACATTCAGAAGATCAAGACGAACATGCTGCGCGGCGCTCTTGATTCGCTGGCGCAGTCCATATGGCCCCGCGTAGTATTCAACGAGTCAATCGTAAACGCCGACGACGTTCTTAACGACGAGATCGGCGCGGCGATTCGCACCAAGGGTGACCCAGCGAACACGGTGATGTCGCTGAACCATAATTTCGTTGGTCAGCCCGTCTTCCAGATGTTCGAGGTGATGGAGGTTCTCCGCCAACAGCGGACGGGCATCAACGACGCCTCGAAGGGGCTTGATCCGAAGGCTCTGCAATCCACGGCGACCTCCGGGGTGGACACCATAATTTCGGGGGCTCAGGAGCGAATTGAACTATGTGCTCGCATCTTAGCCGAAACTGGAATGAAAACCTTGTTCCAGGGGCTTTTGAGAGAATGCGTCAACAGTCCCAATCAGGAACGGACTATCCAGCTTCGGGGCAAATGGGAGAAGGTCAATCCCAGTACTTTCGACCCAAGTATGCGCATTTCGGTGAATTCAACCCTTGGGAAGGGTTCCGATATGACGCGGCTGATGGTCTTGCAGGACATCAAGCAGACCCAGATGCTTGCAATGGAGAAGTATGGCCCCGATAATCCTCTCTGCGGCCCGATTGAATTCCGGAATACTCTGACCGACATGCTGGCAATCGGGAATGTAAAGAACGTTGATCGCTACTTCAAGGTTATCACACCTGAGATCGTTCAGGCGATTGCGAGCACCCCGAAAGAACCCGATCCGGCACTCCTGTTGGCTCAGGCCGAGATGGAGAAGACCCGCGCGAAGGTTACCGAGGCGATCGCCAAGGGTGAACGTGAGGATCGCCAATTCCGGTTGGATGATGACTTCCGGCGCGATGAGCTTATGGTCACGAGCATCCTCGACGCCGCCAAGATCGAAGGGGAACTCGCTTACGACGTTAATGAGCAGCAGCTATTCGCTGCTCAGACCGCCGATGAGCAGAATCGGCAGGACGCCCAAATGATGTTGGACGCTCAGACGCAGGGTGAAGATTCGGCTCGGGCTAACGTAGAATCGGTCCGGGAAGGTACTCGTCTTGATAACGAGACTAGAGGCCTGGGTTCAGAGATGCAGCAGGCCCAACATAAGCAAGGGTTGGATGTGGCCCAGCATTCGATGGCTCAGAAACAGCAAGACATAGATGCGCAAGCAGTTAGATCAAAGTGAAATTGAAGAGCGCGCAGCAACTGCGCAAGCGTTGCTCAACGACCCGGTGGTAGAAGAGGCACTAGACGATCTAAGCATGACTTACTTAAATAATCTAATGGAGTCGGAAATAGGTTCGCAGGAAGCGAACGCCGCCCACGCGGGAATGAAGGTACTCAACGATTTTAAGGCGTCTCTTCTCGCCATGGTGACCGAGAAGAAAATGCGCCAGAAATACGGTAGGAGTGACAGAGATGCCTGATGGAATAGACGATGCCGCGCAAGCCTTTGACGCAGACATTGCGTCAGAGACGTCTTCTCCGAAAGGCCCCGGACCCAAGGTCGACCGAACCGAAGGACCCCCGGAGCGCCTATTCGGCGATGTCGGCGACTTGGAAGTGGATGAAGATTCCCCTGCGAAAGCTCCGGGGGATGATTACGAAGATTCGCCGCCCCGTACGAAAGAGGATGAAGAGGAGGAGGGCGAGGAGGAGGAAGGACCTGACGATGACGACGAAGTAGAGGAGGACGACCCCGAGGAGAAGGCGTTCTACGCTCAGGAAGTCCCCGTTATGATTGACGGGGAAGCGAAGAACGTTACTCTCAAGGAAGCGTTGGAGGGTTACGTACGGACCCAGACATTCCACAAGAGAATGAACGAGGTTGAAGAGGCGAAAAAGACTATCCGCTCAACAGCCTCGGATGTTATTCAGAATTTTCAATACTCGGCTAACCTTGCGCGAGAGATTGAGGCGCATCTTGAAGCGCTGGTCCCGCCTGAGCCGAATTGGGATGAGGAATTTAAGAAGAATCCGGCACGCGCCCGCGAGGTTCAGAAGTATTACGATCAGGTTCGAGGATTTAAGGGGGCGCTTCGGCAGCGGATCAACGAAGCCCAGCAGAAGCAAGCAGAGAGTAATTCGGTTCAACTGAAGGCTTATGCCCAGGAAGAGGCTAAGAAGTTTGACCAGGCCAATACTAAGAATTGGTCGACCGACCCCAAGAAGAAGACCAAGGATCTCCAGGCAATGCGCCGGACAGCCTTGACGCACGGCTTCTCGGAGGAAGAGATTTCACAGGTCTATGATAGTAGGATGCTCAACGTCCTGCTTAAGGCAAGCCGTTATGATCGCATGATGGCTTCCAAACCGAAGCCGGTGTCGAATAGACAGGCAACAGCAAAGCCTGTGCCAACCGGTTCCGGCCCCGCCCGGAGTAGACCAGCCCAGAAGGGCTACTCTTCGGCGATGAATAGGTTGAACAGGACCGGTCACATCGAAGATGCGGCCCTCGTGTTCGATCATATTTTGGCTAGTGAAAAGAGAAGGTAAATGCCTTACGCCGATTTAGAAGAGGGGCGGGCGTATCGGCGGCGTCATTATGCTGAGAATAGAGCGCGCTATGCTGAATTAAATAAACAATGGCGCGAATCAAATAAGGAGCGTAGATTAGATCAGATAAGGAGGTGGCACGAAAATAACAAGGATCACAGTCGCTTTAAACGTAGACAATACGTTATGCGGCGACAGCGCTCTTTGAACTATCCTTTTACTAGGATGTTTACGGAGCAATTGGAAGAGTTCTACAGGAACGCTCGCAGACTCACAGAAGAAACGGGCGTATTGCATGTCGTAGACCACATCTGGCCGATCAATGGTAAGGATAGTTGCGGTCTTCATGTCCCCTGGAACCTTCGAGTGATTACTCAAGTTGAGAATGACTCTAAAGGCAACCAGCGACCGAATGACTCTGGGTCTTCGGTCCTAAACATGGAGACTAGCTATGCCCAAGGTAGTCAGTGCCTTCACGACCTACGATGCGAAAGCAAACCGTGAAGACCTTTCGAACTCTATTTACAATATAGACCCTTTCGATACCCCGATATTGTCCATGGCGCGTCGGAGGAACGTCAAGAACCGTACGTTCGATTGGCAGACTGAGTTTCTGCCTGCCGTCGACCCGAACAATGCTCAGATCGAAGGTTTCGAGCTGATTCGTTCGGCGAGTACCGCCACGGTCCGTTTGACCAACGTTACGCAAATTTCGAAGCGCGATGCGACCGTCACCGGTTCGCAGGAGGCTTCGGATGCCGCTGGCAAGGGCTCCGAAATGGGCCACCAGATGGCGATGGCTTCTAAAGTGCTTAAGTCGGATATTGAGACGATTCTGTCGTCCCGGCAGCCTCGTAACGATGGTGCGGATGCCACCGCTCGTAAGACTGAGGCAATTGCGCACTGGCTCGGAAGGGCGACTGACAAACTGGCGGCAGTGGCTGGAGCGGTCATCGGTGTTACAGCCGGTCTTCCGGTTTTGGCAAC